TTACAAGAGCCGCGAGCGTTACAGCTTCGGTTGGTCTGATCCGTTGGGCGTCTGGGGTTCACAAGGCGCGTAACACAGGCGGGGGGCGTAAAAACCCCCCGTTTTTTGTTTTTGGTGTATGCTCCGAATATCTGGGATTTTTGACCTGTACAGACTGCCCCAGCAGACTTAGTAGAGACAGTACGGGCATGTGCTACTACACAAGGAATATCAAATGGCTATCTCCACATTTGACGGCCCGGTACGGTCGTTAAACGGCTTCTACACCCAAGGCAATGGCAACTTCATTACCCTTGGCGCTACCGTCACTCTTTCTGTTGCCACTCACGCTGGCCACATCTTGTTGGTTCCGGCGACCTGCGCAATCACGCTCCCGGCCATCAACGCCTCTACTGACCCGACTTCTGCCGGTCCCGGCTCTGATCCCAACACCTTGAGCAACCTTGGTGTGGCGTTCACGTTCATCTTTACCGCTGCTTCGGCTGGCGCAACTGCCCAAACCATTACCTGCTCCGGTAGTGATGCGTATGTTGGCCAGATCGCTGTTGCTGGTACGACCACTGCGTCGTTCAACTCCACCACTAGCACAATCATCACGCTGAACGCAACCACGACTGGTGGCGCTGCCGCTGGTAGCCGTCTTGTGCTGTCGCCGTTTGCTGCTAATAAGTGGTCGGTGCAAGGCTCGTTCGTTGGCTCTGGTTCCGTCGCCACGCCGTACAGCTGATCAATCTTCTTGGGGGGCTTCGGCCCCCTTTACTGAATCTCAAGGAGATTGACCATGCAGACAGATGTCTATTCTGGACACTTAAACAGTTCCGGATTCTTTATCAACTACCGCTCCCGCCTCAAGGGGATCATGTACACGTCGTCCGCAACGGCTGGTACGATCAACATGTGGGATGTAACTGCTGCGCCTTCAGCAGCGGCGACTGGCTATGCGCAGTCGGGATTCACGGTTACCGTCACTAGCGCCAACCACGGGTTGGGTACTGGAGACAGGATTGGTATTACGTTTGCCACCAATAGCGGCGTTTCTGCTACTAATGGCAATTATGTGGTTACCGTTAGCAGCTCTAGTGTGTTTACCATCACTGATGTCAATACTAGAACCATAACCAGCACGGCATGTACGTTCTCAAATGCTGGTGGGCGTTGGCTGATGTCGGTGGATACGGCTGCGTTGACGACTTCAGGTGTCCCGCAAACCCAAAGCATGCCAATTCCGGGTGAGGGAATGGTATGTATCAATGGTATCTACGGGCAGCTTACCAACCAAACTGGTGTAACCATTTTCTACGGGTGATTTGTGCAAAACCAAAAAGGTTTCGATCTTGTTGGCAAGAAGTTGATGATTGGTCTTCCGGCCTATGACCACAAAGTGGGCCTGAAGATGGCGGTGTCGTTGATGCAGCTTGCACAGAAGGTCTTGGAGCATGGGATTCACATTCAGGTCAGCAGCATCTGTGGCTGCTCTGTTGTGTCCCGCGCTCGTAACCTGATTGCGTATGAGTTCCTTGAGTCAGACTGTGACCACCTGATGTTCATCGACTCGGACATGACGTTCGATGCGGATTCGGTGATCCGTCTGATGGCTTGGAACCAGAAGAGGGCAATCGTTGGTGGCGCGTACCAAGCGCGTAAAGCTGGCAAGGTCTACATCCTGTCGCTCGATGGCGGCGAGGGTGTGAATGGTACGGAAGGCACGGTCAGTATGGACGGTTTTGGTCTGGTCAAGGCTCACAGAATCGCAACTGGTTTCATGATGATTCAGCGTCAGGTGTTTGAGAAGCTTCGCGCCAACCACCCTGAGTGGCGGCACAAGGACACCAACAGCGACAAGAAGCTGCATGCTTACTTTGACTTCATGACCACGCCGGAAGGTTACATTGGCGAGGACTTCTTGTTCTGCGACCGCGCCCGTGCGGAAGGTTTTGACATCTGGATTGACCCGACGATCAAGCTGGGTCATATGGGTGTGCATGAGTATGAGAGCGACTTCGGGAATGAGATTCTGTACCCGATGATGACCCCCGTTGAAGCACCTATGAGTGATGCTGCGTAATGGCTAAGACACCTGCATGGCAACGCAAAGAAGGCAAAAATCCTGCTGGTGGTTTGAACGCCAAAGGCAGAGCCTCCTACAACGCAGCCAATCCGGGCAAGCCGGGGCTGAAGCGTCCGCAGCCGGAAGGTGGGGCAAGGAAAAAGTCGTTCTGCGCCCGTATGAGCGGTATGAAGAAGAAGCTGACTTCCGAGAAGACAGCGAAAGACCCGAATAGTCGGATCAACAAAAGCCTCCGGGCTTGGAACTGCTGAGGAAATCATGGCTGATCAGTACGACGCAAAAGCAGCGCAATACCGCAAGGAAGCGGCTGAGATGGTTCAACCCGGCCCTGCTCCCATGCCAAAGGATGTTGCTGCCAAAAAAGCTGAGGAAGACCGCAAAAAGCTGGAAGACAAAGCGTATGAACTCAGCAAGCAGCCGTACACCCCAATGAAAAAAGCCAAAGGCGGTTCCATATCTTCCGCCTCTAAACGTGCTGACGGTATAGCGCAACGGGGTAAGACTCGTGCCTAGCACATCAGCCAAGCAACACCGCTTCATGGAAGCGATTGCTCATAGTCCTTCGTTTGCAAAAAAGGCAGGTGTGCCACAGTCCGTTGGTAAAGACTACGCGGCTGCTGACAAGGGAAAGAAATTTGCTGGTGGTGGTAAAGCAGTGATCAACAAGCAGGACACGAAGCACGGCAAGATGGACATGCCGTTCAACAAACTCAACCGGTTCGCCGAAATGAAAACTGGAGGTTTTATGAAAGAATCTAAAGCAATGGTTGGCAAGGAAATGGCCTTCATGAAGAAGAAGGGTGCTCCCAAGTCCATGATTAAACACGAAGCTGCTGAGATGGGCGCGATGAAAAAAGGCGGCATGCCAATGAAAGACGGCAAACCCGCGTTTATGCAGAAAAAAATGATGGGTGGTGGTTCCGTGAAAAAGTTTAGAGAAGGTGGCGTATCTGAAGATACGAGGGCCGCAACACGGGAGACGGTTGCAAATAGACGCCAAGCAGCCGATGAAAGAGCTGCCGTAATAGAAGCCAAACGCCTTGGTGTTGAAAATGCTCGCAAAGATGCAAAAAGTTCTAGGGCATACAACCATGCATCGCGAAACTATCAACGCGAAATGCTCCTTAATCCTCCCGGAACTGTTTCTGGCTCTTTTAGTAAGTTCACTGACACAGTAGGCGATAAGATGCGCGGAGTAGGTAAGCTTTTCGGCAGCAACCGTGTAACAAGCCAAGACGATGAAGCACAAATGCAAGCTAGGGAAGACGTAAAGGGGTACAAAAAAGGTGGCATGCCAATGAAAAACGGCAAACCCGCGTTTATGCAGAAAAAAATGATGGGTGGTGGTATGGCTAAGTACGCCAAGGGCGGCGGTATCGAGTCCCGTGGCAAGACCAAGGGCATGATGGTCAAGATGGCAACCGGCGGTGTGGTGAAGTTTGCCAAAGGCGGCGGCATTGAGTCCAAGGGTAAGACCAAAGGCACGATGATAAAGATGAAGGGTTGCTAAGTGCGACCGTCTCGGGGTATGGGGGCAATTGCCCCCTCTAAGATGCCAAAGAAACGTACGATCAAACGCAAGGATGATCCGAACGAGGTATCTATGTACGCCGAGGGTGGCGAGGTAAGCCGCGTGAATGAAGCTGGCAACTACACCAAACCGGGACTGCGTAAGCGTATCTTCAACAGCGTCAAGGCTGCGGCAATTGTAGGCACGGGCGCAGGGCAGTGGAGCGCTAGAAAAGCACAAGTTATGGCTAAACGCTATAAGGCCGCTGGCGGAGGATACAAGGATTGAAAGCGCCACAGCAATCGCTCAAAGATTGGGGCGACCAGAAATGGCGTACTAAGTCGGGCAAACCTTCGTCAAAGACCGGAGAGCGTTACCTCCCGGAAGCCGCCATCAAAGCGCTCTCCCCGCAAGAGTATGCCGCCAGTACCCGTGCCAAGCGAGCCGGTAAAGCAGCCGGAAAGCAGTTTGTACCTCAACCTAAAGGCGTGGCTAAGAAAACTGCTGCGTACAGGAAATAAGTAATGGCTACCGTACCGTACAAGACTACTGATACTCAAGCCTTCAACCTAGACCTGAACAATCTGGTTGAGGAGGCGTTTGAGCGCTGCGGACAGGAGTTGCGTTCGGGCTACGACATGCGTACGGCACGGCGGTCATTGAACTTGCTCACGATGGAGTGGGCAAACCGTGGCATCAACATGTGGACGGTGGAGCAGGGACAGATAACGCTTGCCTACACCAGCCCAACCCCGACGATTATCTATGACTTGCCGGTAGATACGGTTGACTTGCTGGATCACGTGATCCGCACGGGCACTAACCAGAATCAGACCGACATCAACATCAGCCGGATCAGCGAGTCTACCTACGCCATGATCCCAAACAAGAACGCCGTTGGCCGACCAATTCAGGTCTGGATTCAACGCCGTTCGGGAGCTACAAACTCCGCTGGTGTGACCGTTCCGCCCCGGATTCATGTCTGGCCGACACCCGATAACAGCCAGACCTACACCTTTGTGTACTGGCGGCTGCGCAGAATGCAAGACGCTGGCAATGGTATCAACGGCCAAGATATCCCGTTCCGCTTCATGCCTTGTATGGTGGCTGGGCTGGCATTTCAGCTATCCATGAAACTGCCGGGTGTTGACCCTGCTCGGATTGGTATGCTTAAGGCCGAGTACAACGAACAGTGGGAAATGGCTTCAACAGAAGATCGGGAGAAAGCCCCGGTCAGGTTTGTACCGCGTGAACAGTTTATTAGGTAATCATGCCAAGCAGATTTTCGTCTGGCAAGAATGCAATTGCGGAGTGCGACCGGTGTGGGTTCCGGTTCAAACTGACGCAGTTGAAGAACTTGGTTATAAAGACCAAGAACGTATCTATCAAAGTATGCCCAGAATGTTGGGAGCCTGACCAACCGCAGTTGTCGTTGGGTCTGTATCCGGTCAATGATCCGCAAGCTGTGCGAGAACCCAGACCTGATGTAAGTTATGTCACTTCTGGAACCAGCGGGTTGCAGGTGGAACAAGGCAGTACCGGACCTTTAGGTAGCGGTACACCGGGCGGTGGTAGTAGAATCATCCAGTGGGGTTGGTATCCGGTGGGTGGCGCAAGAGGCATTGATGCAGGGTTCACGCCGAATAACTTGGCACTGACGATTGCGATTGGCAACGTAACAGTAGTGACTTCATAGGGGTAGAAAATGGATACTAAACAAGTTAAGAAAATTGCAGACAAAGAAGTCAAGGTGCACGAGAAGCGTCTGCATGGCATGAAAAAAGGCGGCGTTACT